GCTTTGGCGTCTTCACTAGCAACCCGTTCTTGCCCACCACCGTCAAGCTCGACCTCAAGCTCGTGGAGCCCGATCAGGTCGCCACGCCCTATGGCGGCTGGTTCGATCCCAAGTTCATCGACGGCATCATCTTCGACTCCGCGGGCAACCCCGTGGAATATCACGTCCTCAAGAGCCATCCCGGCGATGCCATCGCGTGGAACTTCACGCCGATGGATTTTGACCGCGTTCCGGCCGGCGCCGTGATTCACTACTTCCGGGCGGATCGCCCGGGCCAGCGCCGCGGCATCCCGGAGATCACGCCGGCGCTGCCGCTGTTTGCGCAACTGCGTCGTTACACGTTGGCCGTGATTGCCGCCGCCGAAACCGCCGCCGACTTCGCCGCCGTGCTCTATACCGACAGTCCCGCCAACGGCGAGGCCGACCCCGTCGAGCCGATGGACATCGTCGAACTCGAGCGCCGCATGGCCACGGTCCTTCCTGGCGGCTGGAAACTTGGCCAGATCACGGCGGAGCAACCGGCGACCACGTATGCGGAGTTCAAGAAGGAAATCCTCAATGAGATCGCCCGCTGTTTGAACATGCCCTTCAACGTCGCGGCGGGAAACTCCTCGGGCTACAACTATGCCTCGGGACGTCTTGACCACCAGACCTACTTCAAATCCATTCGGGTGGACCAATCGCACATCGAAGCCTCGGTCCTCGACCGAATTCTCGCCGCCTGGCTCAGCGAAGCCATCCTGATCGAAGGCTACCTGCCGCAATCGCTTCGCGCCATTGATGCGGCGACGCCGCACCAGTGGTTCTGGGATGGCCAGGAGCATGTTGATCCGCAGAAAGAAGCCGGCGCCCAGGCCACGCGCCTGCAAAACCACACCACCACGCTCGCCGACGAATACGCCCGCAAAGGCCAGGACTGGGAAATCCAACTGCGCCAGCGGGCCAAGGAAGTTTCCCTCATGAACCAGTTGGGATTGACTCTCGCCACGGCAGGCGCTGTGAATCCCGCACCCGCCCCCGCGCCCACCGGCGCTGGCACCGATGACGAGGAGGAGCTGGATGATCAGCCCGTTGGAGACGAATAAGGACGGCCAGATCGCCGCTGCCCCAGCGGAGGTCCAGTGGCTGGAAGCCAGCGCCCCCGGCGATGGTCAAAAGCCTACGCCACGCCGGTTCCAGATGACCGCCTACACCGGCGGTCCCATGCAGTTGGCCGGTTGGCGCTACCCCGTGGTGGTGGATTTGGCGGGCCTGCAGGCGACGGCCAAGCCCAAGGTCTTCCTCGAGCACGACCGGACCCAGCGGGTCGGTCACATCGAGCAGGTCCAGGCCAACGAGGCCGGGCTGGTCGTCGCCGGCGTGGTCTCTTCCACCGGCAAAGCCGCCCAGGAAGTCATCGCCGACGCCGCCTGCGGGTTCCCCTGGCAGGCCAGTATTGGAGCCCGGGCCACGCAGGTCGAGTGGGTGCCGGAGGGCAAGAGTGCCACGGCCAACGGCCGGACGTTTCCCGGCCCGGTAAACATCGCACGCGCGAGCGTGCTGGGTGAAGTGAGTTTTGTGGCGCTGGGGGCGGATGACGCCACGTCGGCGCTGATTGCAGCCAATAACCCCCGCCCTCAAGACAAGGAGCACAAGATCATGGAAGAGAACAAGACCCCGACCGAAGCCACCCCCTCCACTCCCGCCACCCCGGCGCCGGCCCCGGCCGCTGCGCCGATCACGGCGTCGGCTCCCGCTGCGCCGGGGAACACTGCGCCTTCGCCGGCGGAGCAGATGCGTGCCGAGGCCGCCGCCGAAGCCAGCCGGATCGCGGGCGTGCGCAAGGCCTGCGGCGGCAAGTACGCGGAGATCGAAGCCAAGGCCATCACCGAAGGCTGGGACGCGATGCGGACCGAGCTCGAGGTTCTGCGTGCCGGTCGCCCCAGCGCCCCGGCCACGCATGTCCGCTCGCCAGAACCGGGCGTCACCGGCCTGGTGCTGGAAGCTGCCTGTTACCAGAGCGCCAAGCTCACCGGCGTCGAGAAGCTCTATGACGCCCAAACCCTGGAAGCCGCCGACCGGCGTTTCCACGGCAGCGTGGGCCTGCAGGAACTGCTGATGGAAGCCGCGTGGGCCAACGGCTACTCGGGCCGCAACTTCCGCGACACCAAGGCGGTCATGCAGTTCGCCTTTGCCGGCGGCACTGGCAAGTCCAGCGGGGACATCCGCGCCGATGCGTCCACCGTCGACATTGGCAATATCTTGAGCAACGTGGCGAACAAGTTCCTCTTGGAGGGCTTCTTCAGCGTCGAGCGCACGTGGCGGAATGTCTGCGCCATCCGCAACGTCAACGACTTTAAGGCTGTGACTTCGTATAGGCTTATTGGTACGGATCAATACGAGCAGGTGGCTCCGGGCGGTGAACTCAAGCACGGCACCTTGGGCAACGAGACCTACACCAATCGCGCCGACACCTACGGCCTCATGCTCGGTGTGGATCGCCGGGACATCATCAACGATGACCTGGGCGCCATCACCACTGTCCCGCGCAAGCTCGGTCGTGGGTCGGGCCTCAAGATCAACGACGTGTTCTGGACTCTGTTCCTCAACAACGCCGCGTTCTTCACCGCCGGCAACAAGAACTACCTCTCGGGCGTGGATACCGCGCTGACCATCGACGGCTTGACCAAGGCCGAGGCCGCCTTCATGGACCAGGTGGATTCCGACGGCAAGCCCATTGGCCTGATGCCGGCCATCGTGCTGGTGCCCACGGCGCTCTCGGCCATCGGCACCCAGCTCTACAAGAGCGTGGAGATTCGGGACACCACCGCCTCCACCAAGTACCCCATCGCCAACCCGCACCAGGGCAAGTACCGCATGGAAGTCAGCCGCTACCTGGCCAATGCCCGCTACACGGGTAACTCGGCCAAGGCCTGGTATCTGCTCTCGGACCCGGCCGACCTGCCCCTGATCGAGGTTGCGTTCCTCCACGGGCAGGAGGCGCCGACCATCGAAACCGCCGAGGCAGATTTCAATTATCTCGGCATTCAAATGCGCGGTTTCCATGATTTTGGTGCGGCTCTGCAAGATCCGCGGGCCGGAATCAAGAGCAAGGGCGAGGTGTAAACCCTCGCTCCGGCCCCCAGACCTGTGACCTGATTTGGTTGGTTTGAGTGTTCCACAATCTGAAAGGAGCCCCTCATGGGCGCGATCTTTGTGCAAGACGACGACATGGTTGACTACACCCCCGGTGCCGACACGGTGGCGGGCGCAGTGATCGTTCAAAACGACCTGGTGGGCGTGGCCAAGCGCCCCATCGCCGCCAACGCGCTGGGCGCGCTGGCGGTCGAGGGCATCTTCGACTTCCCCAAGTCCACGGCGGGCGGCAGCGCCATCGGCGCGGGCGTCACCGTGTACTGGAACGTTGCGGCCCAGCAGGCCACGGCCACGTCCGCGGGCAACAAGCTCATCGGCAAGACCACCAAGGCGGCGGCCGACGCCGACGCCACGGTGCGTGTCCGCCTCCAGCAATAACCCCCCCGGAGATTCCCGTGGCTGACCTGCTGCAGAAAGCCTCGGCCTGGCTGGAAGACCAACGGACGAAGTTCCTGACCCAGTCCGTGGTCTACCAGCGCGGGACCGACACCGTTCAAGTTCCGGCCACGATCGGCCAGACCGTGTTCCAGATCGATGACGGGGCCGGAGCTCTGCTGCGGATCGAGTCGCGGGATTACCTCATCCGCGCCGTGGACCTGGTGCTCGGCGACAACGCGATCCTCCCGAAACGAGGAGATCGCATCCGCGAGACCAGCGGCACGCAGGTGATCGTGTACGAGGTGGTCGGTCCTGGTGACGAGCCGTGCTGGCGCTGGAGCGATGCGTACCGGCAAACGCTGCGGATTCATACCAAGCAAGTGGATACGGAGACCAGCCCATGAACGACGAACCACGGCAGTACGAACATGTGTGTCGTCCGGCGTTTGGAGAAATCCACGCCAAGCTCGATCGGCTTGACGAGGCGATTCGCGGCAACGGCAAGCCCGGCATCAATTTGCGGCTGGAACTCCTGGAAGCGGCTGCGGCTTCGCGGCGGCGGCTCACGTGGCTGGTGCTGGGAGCATTTATCAGCGCTGGCGCTTCGTCGATCCTGCAACTGGTCCAGTTTGTCGGGAGGCACTGAAGATGTCCCTGATCATTGATGTAGCCGACGCCGTGGTGACGGCGCTCAAATCCGATCCGCTCAAGCTCGACGCGGTGCGGGCGTACCGCCCCGAGTTCGACCTGACGGAACTCAAGACGCTCCGCGTGTCGGTGGTGCCCAAGGGCATCGAGATCACCAACCTGGGGCGCCGAGCGAACCAGCACGACGTAAGCGTAGACGTGGGCGTCCAGCAGAAGGTCGATCCCGCCGACACCGCCGCGCTTGATGCGCTCATGGCCCAAGTCCAGCAGGTCGCCGACCAGTTGCGTTTGCAGCGCTTGGACCTTCCGGGCGGCGGCTCGGCGATCTGGGTCAAGACCGAGAACGATCCGATCTATTCGCCCGACCACCTGCAGACCAAGCAGGTGTTCACCAGCGTCCTGACGTTCACGTTCCGCGTGGTGAGGTAGCACGATGAACAACACTGTCATCCGCAAGATCACGCTCACCGGCGGCCTCCAGCCGCTGGCCGCCACGAAGACCATCGCGTCGGTGACGATCTCGTGCCCGCCGACCAACTCGGGGCCGGTGTATTTCCGGGGCGAGGATGGAAATGACGTGCCGTGGGTGCCGGCGGAGTGGCACGAGTTCAAGCACGTCGACCTGGCGCAGATCCGGGTGTGGGGTAACTGGGGCGATGTGGTGACGGTAGTCGGAGGAACCTGGTAATGGGATACGGCAGCATCGTCAATCTCTTTGGCACCCCCGCCAACCTCGACCAAGTTACCGATGGCGACGTGTACCGCCGCGTGGCGGGCGTGGACTACAACGGCCAGATCACCGGGAGTTCCATCGGCGGTAGCGCGGTGAGCAACTGGAACCTCGCCTACGGCGCGGTGGAGAGCTGGAATATCGACTATGGCGCAGTCCAGATGTCGAACCTCTCCTACGACGTGATCAACTTCATCGACTCTGAGGCCAACAGTGCGGCCTGGAATGCGGTCAACAATTTCACCGCCTACAACATCGGCTACGGCGCGGTGACCTCCTACGCCATCGCCTCTGGCGCGGTGCTGAGCTACCACCTCGATTACAGCGCCGTGACCTCGTACAACATCGCCTACGGCGCTGTTCAAAGCTATCACCTCGACGCCAGCGCCGTGACTTCCGAAAACATCGCCTGGGGGACCATTCAGAGTTATCACCTCAACGGCAGCGCCGTCACGAGCAACAACATCGTGTCTGGTGCTATCCAATCCTGGCACGTCGCGCCCTGGGCGATCATTGGATCGTCCATCGCCACGGCCGCGATCCAGTCCTATCACATCGCGCCGGCCGCCGTGTACGCCAGCAACATCGCCTCCAGTGCGGTGAACGCCAACCACATTGCGGCCGGCCAAGTCAATTCCGCCAAGACCGTCGGCTGGACCGGCACCTTCGTCGTGGGGACCAAGACCTACACCGTCACCAACGGCCTGATTACGGCCGCCGTGTAACAAGGAGTCGTGCGTGGATCGTCCCGAACAAATCATCGTCATCGTTCCCTGCCAGGACCGGATCGTCCCGCAGGTGGACGAAGGCCTGCGGGCGCTGGAGCGCCTGGGCGTGCGGGTCCACCGGGCCTTCGGCCAATCAGCCATCGACGCGGCGCGCTCGCGTCTGGCGACGCAGGCGCTCAAGAACGGCTACAAGGAAATCCTGTGGATCGACGCCGACGTGGCCTTCACCGTGACGGATGTCGAACGCATCCGCAGTCATGGCCTGCTCCTGGTCGGCGGCATCTATGCCAAGAAGGGCGTGCCGGAATTGGCCTGCGCCCAGTTGCCGCAGACCCAGAACATCCTGTTTGAGCCGACGGCGGGGCCGATGGAAGTCCAGTACCTGCCGGCGGGGTTCCTGTACACCCGCGCCGAGGCATACGCGGCGATCCAACAGAAGTTCAACCTGCCGCTGTGCTATCCCGAGATCGAGAAGGCGGCAATGGTGCCGTACTTCTGGCCCCTGATCCTGCAGGAGGGCAACCAGGCCCGTTACCTGGGGGAGGATTTTGCCTTCTGTCACCGCGCCCGCGAGGCCGGCATCCGCGTCATGGCTGACCCGGCAATCCGCCTGGCGCACTTCGGTCCCTATCCCTACACGCTCGAAGACTGCATTGCCCGCAAGGCACCGTTGCCGCGCCTGCGGCTGTCGTTTGTCGATCCGCCGAAAGGTAAGACGCCGGAATCCCCATCGGCGGCGTCGGCGGCCAGTTCCGCGACCTCTGATTAAGGAGCCCGATCATGCCTCAGGATTTTGGATTCAAAGTGGTCACCCTCGACGAGGGTGACGGCCCGGTGAAGGCCATCAAGGACCCCAGCGGGCGGATCATCACCGCCGACCAGGTCGATGCGATGCGCCAGAAGCAGGAGGCGGATCTGGCGCAGGCCACCGACCTGCACGACAAGCTCGTGGCCGGTGACCCTGCCGCCACAACGCAGATCGTCGGCCAGGTCAAGGACAACCTGACCCGCCAACTGGCGATGCTGGAGAAGCAGAAGGCCGACATGACCGCGACGCTGGCCAAGCTCGAAGCGGGCGACCAGGCGGCGACGGCCGACGCCATCCAGCGGATGACTGACCAGTTGTCCCGGCGCGTCAGCCTGTTCGCTGCGGCGCGGGATCGGTCGGTGCAGATGCTCACCGATGTGGCCCCGGCCGGAGTCGACGTGGTGGTCACGCCTGTCACCCCGGTGCCCGCGGTCAAAGTCACCCCTGCCACATCCGACACCGGTGCAACGCCCGCAACTCCGGCCACTGCGCCGGTCGGATAAGGAACCGCCATGATCAGTGCCAAGGCCAAGACGAAGATGGAGCCCGGCAAGGTGGTCAAAGCCGCCCGCGCCGGTTCCATCACCAGTCTGGGCCACGCGGGCGCGGCGATCCGCCTCCAGGCCAAGCACTCGATCAAGAAATCCAAGAAGGCGTCGCAAACCGGGTCGCCGCCCAACACCCGCAAGGGGCGGCTGCGGAATGCCATCAAGTATGCGGTGACCAAGACGCCGCCCTCGGCGGTCATTGGCCCGGATGTCGATGTCGCCGGCACCAGTGGTAAGGCGCACGAGTTTGGCGGGCGCTACAAGAAAGAGCATTACGACAAGCGGCCGTTCATGGGACCGGCGCTGGCCAAGGTTCAACCCCGCCTGCCCCGGATGTGGGCGGCTTCAGTCAAAGGAGAGTAGCTCATGGGAGTCAAATTCGGCCTCGACGCCAAGCTCTATTTCTGCGCTGCCGGGATCGGGGGCGCGCCGACCTGGACAGAACTGACCAACGTCAAAAACGTCACGCTGAACCTGCAGAAGGGCGAAGCCGATGTGACTACCCGCGCCAATAACGGGTGGAAGGCGACGGCGGGAACCCTGAAGGAAGGGTCCATCGAGTTCGAGATGGTCTGGGACACGACCGACGCGGGCTTCACCGCCATCAAGAACGCCTACTTCAACAACACCATCATCGGCCTGGCGGCGATGGACGGCGGGGTCGCGGTCAATGGCAGCCAGGGGCTGTGGGCGGACTGCATGATCACCGACTTCTCGCGCGACGAGCCGCTGGAAGACGCCATCAAGGTCAAGGTGACGGCCAAGCCGACCTACTCGGTCAACCCGCCCATCTGGAAGACCGTCGGCCCG